ACGTCGCTGATGATGCGGTCGGGCACACGCTTTTTGATCTGGGCCTCGACCACACTCAAGATGCCCTGCTCGCGCTGCCAGCCGCCCACTACGATGGCGCTGGGGTCGCGCCCGCTGCCACTTTTGCCCAGGCTGGGGTCGCATGCGCCGTAAAACACCCAATCGGGCAGGCGGTTGACCCAGAACCGGATGCTGTGCGCAAAAGGAGCGTCATCTCCTGCAATAGGGTCGTTTTGCTGCTCGCTGTCGAACGCCGCATGACCTTCTCTGGCGCGCTTGATCATCAGCTTGACCAGCGGCCGTAGGGCAGGCCAGCTCACCTGTGCACCTTTGTCCATTTCGGCGCGGTTTGCCTCGTATAAGGCCAGTGCCTCGGCTTCGCCCTTTGCCGGGGTTTCGCCCGTGATCAGCAAGTGTTCGAAGCGCTCCCACAAGTCCATGCGGTCGGGCCAATGAATGATGGCTTTAAAGACCTTGCGATGCCACAGCGGGTTTTTCAGGAAGCGCGACAGCACGCTGTCGTAGTGCAGCACGGTGCCGATGAGGATGGCGTCCATGCTGTCATCGGGCGGCCCGAGGTTGAGTACGCTGGCCGTAACGAAGCGTTGCAGCTTGTCGCGCTGGGCGGGCGTGGTGACGTTCTCATCGTTTTCGATGTCGTCCATGATGGCCAGATCGGGCCGGTGCGCGCCGTGGCGGCGACCACGTATTTTTTTAGCTGACCCGAACGCTTCGACTTTGCGGCCGTTTGCTGTGACGATGACGCCGGCGCGCCAGACTTTGCCTTGCCCGCAGGCCTCAGGAAAATCATTCGCGATGCGGGGATTGGCTTCCAGCTCGGCCTTGATGGCTTCCAGCATTTCGGCGGCCTGCTCGAAAGCGTCCATGACGATGACGACGTAGTGCTTGGCGCCGGTGACGACGCACCAGAGCACAAAGCTCATGCTGACTTTTGTGGACTTGGCTTCGCCGCGCGGAGCAGCAATGGCGTCGCGTTGGCCTGCGGGCGTATTGACGATGACAGGCAAACGCTCGTACAGGTATTCGTGCAGAGCGCTGGGGGCAGCCCCGCCGTAGTGGGGGAAGTAGTGCTGATCCCAAAAAGCGAAGCCGCGCAAGGGGTCGCAGACTTTGCGGCGGCGCTCGGCTATGGCGGCAGCGCTGACGTCCCAGCCGTCGAGGTTGGCGTCAATCTGGCGGCGCAGGTCATCGGCGAGCTGCGCCAAGCCCTCAATAAACTCTTTGCTGTTCTTGGCCACGTTACTTCACCTTGGCCAGCTCTTGGCCAAACGGCTCCAGCATTTCTACCAATGCAGCTAAGTGCTGTGGGTAGTGGCTTTGCGCAAACGACGTGAAGCGTTGCAACACGTCAAGCTGTACAGCCTGGCGGTTGAGTTCGGGATTCAGGCGCCTAAAGCTCGCCATCGTTTTGTTAAAGCTGTCGCTCATGCTGGCCAGCGTTTCGGCGCGCTCGCGCGGTGTCATGGTTGGGTGCCCGCGCAGCATGTCTATCGTGGCCTGATGCTGCACAAGGTAGTCTTCCAGCAGCTTTTTGCTCAAGGCTTGAAAATTGTCATCTCCCAGCGCCACGGCGGCGCGGGCGTCGTCCCAGTTGTCGCCGTTTGCAGCAGCCTCGTGCTTCCACCGGTTGGCTGTGGCGCGGGGCACGCCCAGTTTTTTACAGGCCGCCTCCATGGGCAGGCGCTGGTAAATGTAGAGGCCGCGCAACTGCGCGCGCTTTTCTTTTGCGTGTGCCAAGGCTGCCCCCTCTCAAGGCGTGGGGCCGTTGCCCATCCACGCCTTGATGCCTTCGATGAGCAGCGCGATACCCACACTGACGGCAGAGCCGCTGACTGCGCCGATGACGGCAGACTTTTTTTCAACGTCCCGCAGCCGTACATCCATGTTGTCCAGCCGCTCGGTGACGCGGCGCTCAAACTGATCGAGCCGGGTGTCTTGCCGGGCCATGTGGTCTTTAATGCCGTCCAGCTTGCCGTCAATGCGGCCCAACAGCATCATTTCGTCTTTTTCGAGCGCCATCTCGCTCACTCTCCCTCTTTGTTTTGTAAAAAGTCAATCAAGGCTTGGTATCGCTGGCGGTCTTCGGCGCAGCTTTTGGCGTTGACGGCGTGGTTGTCCCAGGCGTCGCGTAAGGTGATGCCTGCGTCTTGGGCACAAGCAGCGTCGGTTGGCGCGGAGGTACCAGCAGTGCCGCAGGCACCGGTCGTTGTATGTGCACCGGTAAGGGCGCCGTTCCACACCCGGACAGCAGCAAAAGTGAGATGACTATCAGCATCCGGGGCGGCAGGTTCCACGGCGGGGGCAGGCTGCGCTGCCACTGGCGCATGCACCCGCGCATGTACTTGCGCAGATGTAGCGCATGTGGCCACACGAGCCACAGCACGGGGGACAACAAGAGGATGGCGCCGAAGTAAATCATCATGAGCGGCTTTAAGGTCTGCATAGCGTTGCTCCTGGTCTTGGTGGTTGCGCAAATAGTCGGCCGCTGCTTTGTCGGCACGACGTGTTTCTTCAAGCAGTGCATTGGCAGCCGCTTTCTCGGCTTCGGCCTGGCGGGCTTGCCACACTCTTTCGGTGTCGGATGCGCCCCACTGATAGCACTCGTAGCCACCCGCAACCAGCGCAGCGCTGACCAGTGCCATGAGCAGCCATGTGGCAGATGCGTTCATCGGGTAACCCTTGGCTCGTCAGGAGTGGCAGGAGGAGTTGACGCCGCATCAACGGCGGCAAGGCATTTGGCGTGACGCTCTTGCTGGCGCAGCCAAACACCTTTGCAACCTTTAGGCCCCCACGAGGTGGGCAACGAGCAGTCGCGCCGGTTGGGGCTGCGGCCCTGATAGCGCCATGCCAGCAAGGCGTCACATGCAGCACGATGCTCGCCTCGCAGGATTTGCTTGCGCATCTCGGATTTGCGCCAATTACTCAGCCCAAAGTTGTAAACAAAATCAAGGTACAGGTCGTATTCGGGCTGAGTAAGAAATGCGCCTGGCAATGAATCCCGAAATGCCTGCTCATCCCGGCTGATGTGGGCCAGGGTTTTCTTGAGTGCGTTTTGTGGCGTGGTGATGTCACCCAGTTTGACGGGCGAACCATCTTCATGGACGGTCGAGCCAAAACCTATGGTTGGCACGTCTGCCTTAACGGGGATGACGGCACGCGAGGTGTAGCCTTCGTACATGACGAGGCTCACCAGCCCGGCGGCGGACAGAGACATACCCGCAACCAGGCTTCGCATCAGCGCGCGGCCGCGCTGGCTGGAAAAACAATTGAAATGCATGCCGCCAATGGTGGCGGCTTAAGGTGTTTTGAAAAAGGATTGCAGGCGATAGCCTTAATGCTTGTTTCTGCGCCATCGCCACGGCGGAATGGGCGGCGCTTTGCTATTTTGGTCAACCCACAGACCATAATGCCCCGCGCGAGCGCGGGCTTGTAGTGGGTACAAGTGTTTGTATTCTTGCGCGTATTTGTCAAATACCCACGCCCAACCGTGGCCCACCATATATTGAGCCACATCCGTACCGTTGCATTGCACATCAGCCACTGCGCGGCGCCAACGATCCGTGCTGCGTGGTTGTATGCGGGCTTGCACACCTTGGCACAGCGCGGCCAACTCCTTTCTGGCACGCTGCCCATATGGCTGCTTTTTCTCAGGTGCATCAATACCCGCCAGGCGGACTGTTATTTGCTCATAACGCCCTTCGGAGCCGCAGCGCACCTTCAGCGTGTCACCATCAGTGATGGCAATCACCAGGCAGATTGCGAGTTCAAGCATTTACCCACCCTAAATATCGTTTCGCGCAGCCTGCCTGCTCTTTTCTTCAATGCGGCTTCGCAATTCGCGACGTTTAGGAGTTTCGACAGAGAAATAAATATATTCGCCTGAATCCATTGCCAGCATGGAAACATCGCCATCGAATAACCATGAAGCAGTGTTACCCGAAATGGTTTTTGGTTCTCCAAATTTAGAGTTTATTGCATCAAAAACTTTATTCTTGCTGTACGCATATATTTTAAATGACAGCCCAATCAGCCTATCATCAAATAAAATAATTTCTGCGTTTTCTGTTATTTCATCAGCTAATGTCCATTTCGTCAAGCCGCAAAATCGGAGATTGATGCCTGGCGCGTTTGCCCAATGAGAAGTAGTGCATTTCATGGGATAGAGCTTGACAGCTTCTTTCTCGCTCATGCCAGGCGTAATGCCTTTTAGCTCAAATGCAGCAGCATCTGCCTTGACCGGCAGAGATGCTAGCAACCATATCACCGCTATTAATTTAATTATCGACATTTGAACGCTGCTCTTCCTTTTTGCAGTTTTCCAGGATGGTTTTGGCGTATGCATATGTACGCCTGAGCGCACGCTCATCCAGTTCTTTGACGTACACGGTGCCGAATTCCATTTCCATAAAGTCCAGCACCTTCCCTCTTTTGCCATAAGGATTCAGTTTTTTCATTAACTGCAAGGTCTGGTACACGGTCGGCCCTGGCCTGTGCCTGGTGTGCCTTTCGGCTGGAGCTGGAGTGGGGGCAGGTATTGGTGCATGACTGATGACGTTCATGGTCTGCACGTGCAGCACCTGTAAATGGCCGTCTGGCATTTCGCCAACCTGCACAGCTTTGTCGCCTTGACTCGCCTGCGAAACAGGTGGCAGAGGCGTTATGGGATCTTCTGCTGTCGGCGTTTTTGCGTTCACCCACCACCGCGTCAGAGCGGTCCACAGCTTAACCACGATTGCCCCCCCTCGTTGTGCGTCGTCGTGTAGCAGGGGCCGATCCGATCATGACAGCGCCGTCTCCCACGTTGACTTGCTGGATTCCGGCACCGCTGTTTGCAATGTTCTCCATCGTGGACTTGACTGGAGACGCTGCTCCCAGCAAAGCGCCCATGGCAGCGCGTCGCACAGTTGGCGTAGCCGACCTGAAGTATTCCAGCATGGTTTGCTCTTCGGCCGACAGTCGTTGAGTGGGTTTGCCTCCTTCGCCTGTTAGCAAGTAGTTGATGTCGGCGCCAAAAACTTTCATCAGTCCCAAAAGGGAGATGCCATCAGGCAGCCGCTTGCCACTTTCCCAACCGGCAACTGACTTTCGGTCCACCCCCAGCCGTGCCGCGAACTGTGTCTGGTTGAGCGCCAAGCGGTCACGCATTTCACAGATGCGGTTCCCGACCGCTACAAACTCCTCTCCCTGAGACATAGATTCCCCTTGACTTTGGGTAATTTGTTCCCCATAATTCAGCCTAACAAATGCACCTTCTTGGTGCGCCTAACTTGTTTTGTTGAATAGTATGCATCCTGAGCAGATAAAAGCCGAACTGCGCATGGCAGGGGTCACCTTGGCAGCTATTGCCGACGAACTTGGCCTGTCGCGCACGACCGTGTCGCAAGTGCTGCACGGCAAATCGGTTTCGGCGCGTATCAGTACGCGCATCAGCGAAGTGCTTGGAAAACCAGTAGCGACTATTTGGCCTAAGCACCGCACCATTAATCGTGTGCGTCCACACCACCACTCGGGGGGCGCCAAATGACTTGGCGCACTGCACGCGAGCTGGCCGGCTTGCCCGGCATGCCTGGTACAGAGCGGCGCACACGCGACAAGCTGGCGGCCATGCATGTGCCAGCACGGCCGCGCCCGGGGCGTGGCGGCGGCCTGGAATACAAGGTCGACGATCTGCCGCAAGAAACAAGGGTGGCTTTGGCTGCCAGGCAGATTGAACAGGCCGGTACAGCATTGCCGGCTGTCGCCGCACCTGAGCCAATACCGCAACGCGCGGTGTCCGTTGCCTCTGGCAATGAGGCGATGCCTGCCTTGCCACAGCGTCGCTTGCCGAGTCAGGCGGATAAAGAGGTGGCTGATGCGCGCACCGCGCTGGTGAATATGGTTCACGAGCTGATGCCGGTACACGGGATCAAGCGGTCCTGTGCATTGCTGGCGCTGCAACTGGCCAGCGGGCAAGCCACGCCGCAACTGCAAGCGATGGCACGGGCGGCCAACCAGAAGGCGCGGGCAGCGCAAGTGGGCGCCCGCACATTGGAGCGCTGGGTGGCGCAGCATCGCCAGAATGCCTGGTGGGGGCTGTTGCCTGCGCCAGCAGCTCCGGCGTCGCAGGCACGGCTGGCTGATGACGTGGCAGCCGTGCTGGGGCGCTACCACTCGCGTGACGCGCGCTTTCGTAACCTGAGTAACGCCGCAAAAGATGTGACGCGCTCCCTGGGCCGGCCGTTTGATGACTGGCGTGCTCTTTACGGACGCGCACGCCGCGCCTTGCAAAAGGTGGATAACGTGACGCTCATCAAAGCGCGTCACTCTGGCAGTGCGCGCAGTGCGCGCCTGCCGTTTAAACGGCGTGACACGAGCATGCTGCGCCCGCTGGATGTGTGGCTGATTGACGGTCACACCTTTAAGGCCAAGGTGCGGCATCCGGATCACGGTGCACCCTTTGCGCCAGAGCTGACGATCGTTATGGATGCAGCCACGCGGCTGATTTGTGGCTGGTCGGTCGCGCTAGCCGAAAACGTTTTTGCGGTGGGTGACGCGCTGCGTCATGCCATCGGCCAGTATGGTGTGCCCGCCATCGTGTACACCGACAACGGTGCGGGTGAGACCGCACGGGCAATGGATTGCCCGATTGACGGTTTTATGACGCGATTGGGCATTGAGCACCGCACAGGGATTCCAGGTCACCCGCAGGGGCACGGTTTGATCGAACGCGGATGGCGCACGCACGCCATCAACTGCGCTCGCCAGTTTGGCAGCTATCAGGGTAGTGATGCGGATGGCGGCACATACCGCCACGCGGCAGCCGAGATTGCCAAGGAACAACGCGCCATCAAACGCGCCGGCCAGCAAGGCAGTGTTGTCATACGGCTTACGCCCAAACTGCCAAGCTGGGAGCAGTTTATCGGCGCCGTCGATGCCATGGTGGCGGACTACAACGGCACACACCGCCACCGCAGCCTGCCCAAAGGCGAGGATGGCAAACACATGACCCCCGCGCAGGCATGGGTAGCCAAGCTGGACGTGGCGCTGCAACACCGCCCGGGTGATTTGGAGCTGCGGGCACTGTTTATGCCCAGTGCGCTGCGGGTAGCGCAACGCGGGCAGGTCACGCTGTTCAACCAGCAGTATCAGGCCCCCGAGTTGATGGCGATTCATGTAGATGGCCACAGGGTCAGCGTGCGCTACGACATTCACGATCCGAGCGCGGTTCAGATTTACACCCTGGACGGTGAATTTGTTTGCGAAGCCAAGTGGAATGCCAATCGCATCGACTACTTCCCACAGGCCGCTATTGAGATAGCCCGCGAAAAGCGGGTACGCGCGGCCGTCAAGCGCCGCCAGCTGCAAATCGAAACGGCTTTGCGTGAGCTGCAAGCGCCAGTGCAAGCCGAAACATTGGTTAGCCCGCCGCCGCCACCAGAACTTGCAGAGGTGCCAGTCATGCGTGTTGTTGATGTGCAAACGGCCCCTGAGCCAGCAACAACCACTGCGGGCAGACCTTTTTTTGACACGGCCAGCGAACGCTACGAGTGGCTGATGCGCCACCGAACCAACTGGCAGGACGCCGACATTTCCTGGTTGGAGCAATACGTCGGCAGCGACGACTACGACAGCTTGCGTGACTACTACACAGGGCGCGGGCTGGCATGGACTGCGGGGGATGGCAACCACGCTTTTAAAGATGCCCAGACGCCGGTGGCCGCCAGCGCCTGAGCTTGCCAAAGCATGTTTAGCAAGGAGAAATGTACATGAAAAAAGGCTTTGTACCGACCCAGAACTACAAGCGGCTGAAGGAAGCCGAAAAACTGGTTGCGCGCCGTGGCGCCCGTGAAGCGGGGTTAGTGCTGGTGCGCGGCGTCTACGGCATCGGTAAAAGTGAACTGACCGAGCGCTGGGCGGCGGATAGCGGCTACGTGTTTGTACGCGCAAAAGAAACGTGGACCAAGCGCACCGTTCTGGAAGAAATTGGTGCCAAGATGGGGCTGGCAACAGACGGCAGGTTGTCTGATCTGCAAAACCGCATCATCGCCCAGCTTGCCGTCTCAATGGTGCCCATCATCATTGATGAGGCCGACCACCTGGTGGATCGCCACAGTGCCGCCAAGCTGGAGGTCATTCGTGACATGACCGACCTGACCGGCATCATGTGTTTTCTGGTTGGCATGGAGGGCTTTCCTGTGATGGTGGCCCGCTACGGGCACATTGCAAGCCGTGTTGCGAAAGTAGTTGAACTGGAGCCGCTCAACCTTGAAGACGTGCGTGCCACGGTAACTGCCAAATCTGAAGTGGAAATGTCGGCCGAGGTGGTGCAGGCGCTGTTCCAGCAGTCACGCGGGCGAATGCGGCTGGTTTTGAGCGCCATTGCCAACATTGAGCAGTGGGCAGCCGCCAACAGCTGGCAGCGTGTGGACGCCGAGCACATCAAAGGCCGTGCACTGGTGGCCGAATTTACAAGTACGCAGGCTGCGTTGCGGGGGATGGCATGACGACCGCCCTCAATTGGTACACAGCGGCAGCGTTGCGCTCACTGGGTGAGCGCGTACGGTCGGCGAGTTCGCCTTTTCGTCTGTGTGATCTGGTGGATTGGGTACCCGAGTTTGCCGATATACCCGGTCTGGGCGCGCGGGCGCTGGAAGCCATGCAACAGAGTGGCTACGCCATCCGCATCAAGCAGTGCAAGCCGGCGACCGATTCTGTTTGGCAACTGACTGTGGATGGCTGGGTAATGGCCCGTGCCGTGGCGCAAGCACACCCCAGGGCGCAGCCTGCCAACCCGCATGCGCTGATTGCGCGGCTATGGGCACTGCTGCGCATTCGCCGGCAGCTCACCAGCGATGAGGCGCTGGGCGTACTGCTGGACGCCGGAGCAGGCAACCCGCAAGCCACGCAACAAACCATTGCCAGCTACCTGCATGGGTGGTCAAAGACTGTGCCGCATGCCGTGTCCTTAAGCCGTCGGCGTGTAGCGGGTTGCAAGCGCTATGTGTTGGTCACAGACATTGGGCGTTGCCCGCCCCCCGTCACTGGTCCGGCTCTGCCAGTGCCGCCCCGCCTGCTGCCTATGCCGCCGCGTTACGCGGCGTTGCTCCGTCGTCGTGGGGAGGTGTTTGTCGCATGAGCGCCGCCGAATACAAGCGTAAGACGTGGTTCGCGCTGCTGGTTTCACGTTGCGAAAGTACGCCCCGTGCCAAGGTGGCGCGGCAGTTGGGCGTGTCGCCTGCCACGGTCAGCCAAGTACTCAACGGCAGTGGTCTGTATGGCAGCGGCCAGGCCAGCACGGAACACATTGCCGAACGGGTAGTGCACACCTTTGGGCGCTACCCATGTCCCTACCTCACCGAAGAGGCAGGCGGCGTGGAGCAGGTCATTACTGCTGCGCAATGCCGCGCTTATGCACACCGGCCTGCTCCAACCGGATCACCCCGCGATATGCAGCACTGGCAAGCCTGCCGCCAGTGCTCCCACGCCGAACACAGCGCGCCACCTGCGCCACGGGAAATCAAACCACGCAAACCAGACGTGCGCTGTACGCCCGATTCGACATTGACCGCCCCCGTTCAAAAGGATTACGACCATGTTTAAAGACCCCCTCTATTCCCCACCATTGCAATGGCTCAAAAACCGTGCGAGGCATCTCCAGCGCCGTTATGGCATTGATCGCCGGCTGGCGGTTTTTGATGCACGGCGCGATTTTTGTGATTTCACCCAACTGCGCGATGCGCAGTTGCCCAAACTTTTAAAGGCTATTCGTGGGGAGCCTAAGCGGCCCACCCTCGTCATCATCACCCTGCCCGATGGCTCGCAGCAGCGCCGCCTTGGCTTTTATGTCCACGTGATGGACGGCGTCCTGCGCGCGCTGGCGCTGTTTCCCCAGGCGCGCCGCATCAGCGGGAGGCGCGCATGAGCCATCCTGCTACCCGCCGCGCGTCAGCCAGCCGCCGCTTTGCGTTTGCCCCTGGCGTGATTGACGCACAGCGCCGCAAAAGCGCCTGGCGCAGCCTGCTCCGGCGCCCCTGGCTGCAGGCTGCTGCCGAGCTGCTGCTGTGTTTTGTGTGCGCCTTTGCCTGCGCCTCACTCTGGAGGCTGGCCGCATGATGCTGCGCTGCCCCAACTGTGGCGCGGGCATGAGCCTGGACGCCCTGGTGAGCCATCAGGAGCTGCGCCAGCTGCTGGCCACGGCCCTGCGCGGCCTGCCTTGCGGCGACGATTTGCTGCGCTACCTGGGCCTGTTTCGCCCCGCCAAACGCGAGCTGCGCCCCGAGCGCGCCGCCCGCCTGCTGCGCGACGTGCTGGCCGACATGCAGCGCGGCTGCATCACGCGGCGCGGGCGCGACTGGAGCGCGCCGCCCGAGCTGTGGCAAGCCGCCTTGCAGGCCGTGCTGGACGCCGCTGCCAAAGGCTCGCTGCAAACACCGCTGGCCGACCACGCCTATCTGCACGAGGTGCTCATGCGCCTGGCGGACAAGCAAGAGGCCGCGCAAGAAGCCGCGCACGAGCAGCAGCGCCGTAGCCGCGCCCCGCGCGGCG